AACGGGATCAACAAAGGTCTCTGCGCTGCCACCGTTGCTGGATGCGTAAATGGTCGTTCTAGTCAGCGTAGGGCCGCTCGTGGAGTACGTGCCAAGGCCCACCTCCCAGTTACCCGCCGTGTCTGTGGAGGAGTAATAGGTGGTGTTGGTGTCACCAATGACAGCAAACGTCTGAAAGCCCGCAACCGCGCCGGTCAGCGTAAAGCTTACAGTGGTATTCGCCGTGGCCGATTCTTGGACACGGTTTGCGAGGACCAGAGCCATTTAAGACTCCTTTATTAACTCGTAGCCGTGGTCGAGTAGGTAACGCTAACCGTGTCGCCCGCCGTGGTAACTTTAGCCGTGGAGAACGCCCCTGCGCTATACAGCGTGCCCGAGGTGTTGTTTTGCGTAGAAGACGCGCCAGAGCCGGTTACCAAGAAGCAGCCACCCACCGTACCGCCCGCGCCTGTGATGGTGTAGGTGATAGCCGTGGCAGTCTTGGTCGTCACGTTGGTTGGCGTGGTGCCCGTGGAGGTTGCGGAACTAAACGATGCCGTGCCCCGTACAGCAGAAGCACTCACCGTGTAGTTGATGAACTCAGTCCAGCCACCGTGAGAAGACATCGTATCTGCCGCAGCAAACGTCGGGGTAGCGCCAGAGATCAGGCCAAGGAACGGACCCACAGTCGTATAAGCGCTACCAGACAGCAAGGTGTCCAGCATCAGCTCTTTACCAACAGCGTTGACCAAGTTGGGAAACTCATCTTGCCACTTGATGCTGCCATCAGCAGCGCGGCAGACCACATGATAGTAGCCTTCAACACCGACAGACTCAGCCCCAACCACATTGGACTGCATGGTCACCTGTGCGTGATCGCCAAAATTAGAAAGTTCTTTTTGCATGATTGATCCTTAAACAAGGCGGATAAGAGCAGAGGTGCTGGTATTAGCGGGCATCTGCACAGTGAAAGAAGTGGTTGAGGTTTTGTCCGAGCCAAAGTCCAGCACGCACACAGCGCCGTTATCACCGGGCGTGTAAATCAACGCGCCACGGGCCGTGATCGCTCCAGTCCACGCAGGAGACGAGAAGTTGATGTACGTGACGCTACCCCCCGAGGTAGCTTCGCTAGAGATTGTTGCGGTAACAACAGAACCGCCTGCAACATAGTTGCCGCCCGTGGCCTCGCCAGTCACGGTGTACGCGGTCGTGGTTTGATCAAGCGTGGCGGCGTTGGTGTACAGCGCCAGATAGAACGTGTCCGAGGCAAAGTTGATCGTGCCGTTAACAAGGCCCGAACGCAACGTGTTGCAGGAGTAGTTGCCTGTAAACGCCATTACCGGACCCCGTTATTCTGAGGCAGCGGTGGCACACGGAACTGCCCTGACCTGTATGCGTCAGAACGCTCAAGACCATCACCCAGACGCTGGGCCAGAGCAAGCGCTTCTTTGTATTTGCCGTCGTACAGGGCTAGCATGTCTGCTTCGCCCTTCATAAAGGTATAAGCCTCTACCAACGAACCGTACAGCAAGACAGTATCGAAGTTGTCGCCCAACCAAGTCTGGCCGTCCGCTGCTACCGAGATCGACTCTGGGTAATAGTAGTAATGCAACTCAACGCTGTAGGCTGCATCCGGCGTGGGGCCAAGAATGAAGCTCAGTTCATCAGAGATAGTTGCACCTGCTACCGTTGGGCCAAACAGGGCGTAGTAACGAGGAAGACCCGTGCTTGTCGGCGTTGGGTATGCCTGCCGGATGAAGTTCACATCCTTGTTCAGCAAGTACTCAAAGCGCCCGTCTGCATCAACTACTGCCATAGAGAAGGCAGAAAGAAAATCAGTTGGGCACGACAAGTATTTGTTGTTGGCAGACACAGACCCGGTGACGTTCTTACGAATCGAAGGGAACTGCACCGTGTTGAAGATGCGCTGCTCAGCCTGCTGGACGAACAACGGGATGTTCGCAACAAAGTCCGATTCAAAGTTCTGCGTGTAATCGCAGATGGCATCAGTCAACGCGGTGTAGTTCATCTTTAGGCCATCGGTCCACGAGCCATCAAGCCCTTGGTAGCTGCGCCGGTTCCACGGATTTTAATGCCGCTGGTCTTGGTGGGCTTGTACTCGTTACTGCGCTCGTTTGCCACAGACACGTTGGCCTTTAGCGCTTCTTTAACAGGCATTTGCCCAACTACAGGCGTTGCCACGGTGGTAATTTTTCCAGACATATTAAGCTCCTTTACGACCGGGGCTTTTTTGGTTGGCAATCTTTGCCAAACCTCGACCCATCTTGAGCATGTCGGCGTTTGTCTTGCCGCCCGCACGCATACCTTTAGCACCGTGCATACGTTTCTCGTGGGCCTTGACTTCGGTCTTAGCCACTTTCTTCATTGCGTCCATGTCCAACTCCTTACGTAACGGATACTGTGACTGTACCCAATTGCACAGATAAAACCAAATTATTTGGTGTTAGGTCGGCATCAAAAAACCTCGACCCACCAACCGGAGCCCAGCCCCACTGAATAACTCTGCTACCCCCCGTCAGGTATCCGTCTGAGCCACTGCCCGCAACCACATATGTGCTGTCCGGACGAGGGTTGCGCAAAGCCTGCGGATCGTCTACAGGGTACATGCCCAACTGCAACTGTGGCTGGTCAGGGTCCCAGCACTGCGGGCAAACAAGAAGCTGGTACCTTTTAGTTTTAACAATCTCAGTTTTCAGCTCGGTCAGCTTATAGCGCTGTCCACAGCGATCACACATTGCAATCGCATTTTTGCCTGAAGCAAACCGACTGCCCATTAGAAGCCACCGCCAATAAACATACGACGCGGCACAAATCGAATGGACGCCTTCTCACGATCTTCCGTGCTGGCAACCTCCCAAGCCTCGTCATACTGGGCTTTGAGAACCGACAGCCGTGCTTCCGCACCGGGTATTTTAAGCGCCAGATAGTAAGCCAGTCCCGCCACCATGCACGGCACAAACCGGAATGGCACATCCGCCACGTTCACGCCATCTCCAATGTCTTGGGTGCGCCGCAAACGCCAGTACACGAGCTGGTATGTCTGGGAGCCATCAGGGGTAGGCCACACCGTAACGGCGGGTACCTGTGCCCAATAAACCGCCGTACCAGAGGTATGCGTGGCTGCAGTAGTGTTGTCCTGCCCCCGGGCGCAGCTTGTTAGGGTATTCCCGCTAATCGCTCCGTAGCCAATGATCTCGTTGTCAATCTTGACAAACCCAGCAGCGGGAAGACCCACGGTGGAGCTGAGCGTAACGGTCGTGTTGGTGGCTGACAAGGTGCCGCCGGAGACGGTTAGCCCTGTGGGGGAGATTTGTCCGGTATAGCGCTGCACCCAGATTTGAATGGGTCGTGCTTGCTGGAGCTTGTTGGGGATCGTGGCGTAGGTGGAGACGCTGATGCGTGTGATAGACAGATCGGCTTGGGTGGCTGCGTTGCCTGCGCCTGTACGGATCACATGCTCCATCAGGTCTACCGTGTCGTTTGGCAGCGGGTAGGTGTTCTGGCCCTGCACAAAAGGGATCGTGCCCTGCTCAAAAGTCCACATGTTCAGGCCACGGTTGGCCCAGTCTGCGAACAACAGGTTCAGCGACCGACGAGCGGTCTTGAGGTCATAGCCCGTGCGCAACTCACTACCGGCACGCTCGAATGCCTCCTCAACGATCTCAGAGAGGTCGAGGTTAAAGCTACTTGCGCCGGAGGTGGTTGCCATTATCGAAACCCTGCTGTTTTCTTAGCTATGCCCTTGGGCTGCTTTACGAATTGCTTCCCGGCAGCTTTGCCCGCACGTTTCGCACGAGTCGTTGCAGCGTACTCAGCAGGGCTGAGGCTTTTGATCGCAGCTTCTGGAAGGTATCGCTCACCAGTTTTACTAGACGGTTTGCCACTTTTGGTTCTCCACTTCTGGTCGCCCCAAGCCTTCAATGACTGTTGAGGCGCTTTCAATCTCGGTACCCCCCACCTGCTGCCTTGTACTTCTTGGCAACAAGCTGAGCCTTACGGGCTGACCATTGTCCTGCCCCGGTGCCATGAGTGGCTGCGGATTTAACCTGACTGACTATGCGTTTCCTGAGTTCAGGTTTCGTGTAATTGCCAGCCGCGTTCACCTTCCCGCCTTCAGCGTACTGCGTGAAGTCGGTGTTATCCCGCCGGGGCTTCTTGACCCCTTTGGGCATTTTAGATGGGTTGATGTCCCCCATGCCACGGCTGGCTCTCATGGCTACACCATTTTTCCGCGAGTGTGGCCTTTGGTGATGCAACCGTCTGCACGAGTGACACCGCCATTTTTCATCTTGCTCACCGTGCCGACGTTTCCAGAAGAACCGACGTTACCTACGGAAGCGGTTTTATCCCGCTCTGCTGCGGCTGCCTCTTGAGCTTTTTGCTTCTCGTAGTCTCGGGCCATCAAAACCGGCAGGACACCACCAACGCCAGAAGCCAGTATTTCGGAAATTTTAGCCATAGTTACACCATCCTACCTTTGGTCTTGCCTTTAACAGCGATGCCGTCACCACGAGATGAAGCGGAGGATACCTTGCCGCCTTTTTTCATACCCGACTGCAAAGTTGCGGGGGACATATTTTTAAACCCCGTTGTGTTGATTTTGTTCCCCATGACAGGTTGGCTTGGGGCTGGCCCCCCAGCAAGACGGCTGGCTATATTACCAATGGGCGCAGTAGCGTTTACAAGACCGGGAGTGCCACGGTAGTTTTGCTCAACATTTCCGGGCATTGGCATTGGCCCCGTGTTGTACACAGTTTTACCCCCCGGCCCGCCGGGCATCCCAATGGAGCCGGGAGGAAGCGGCTTGATACCGGGCATAACAGGGTTGCCCATTACGGGTTTTGCTGCAATCGGCTTTGCTGCAACCGGTCTGGGTGCCATGACCGGCTTTGCCATTGGTTTAGGCTTAAAAATCGCCATATCAGACCATCCTTCCGCGAGTTTTGCCCCGTTGGGCAACACCATCACCACGACGGGATACGGTCATACCGCCTTTTTTCATGCCAAACGGCTTGGCGGATTCAACCACTTCCTGCGCTTGCGCACCGGGCGTAGTTACCTGCACCAACGGGGACGTATTGCCCAAGCCGGGGCTAGTAGAAGCCGGAGCTGATGCAGCCTGCGCCTGACCAAACGGGTAGTTGGAATTGCCAACAACCCCGCCGTCGTCAAACCGTTTTGCTTTTTTTGTAGCCATGATTAACAGGCTTTGCCGCCGCGCTTCATGGTGACCATCTTGCCCTTGGTCTTGCCTTTGGACTCAATGCCGCCGCCTTTGGCAAACGGCTTGCCTTTAGCCATCTTCATCTCACCCATCTCATGTTTGATCATGGACTTGGGAGCGCCCTTCTTTTTCATGAAGGCCATCTCTTTACCAACCATAGCTTTGGACTCTTTCATATCGCCACCTTCTTTGAATTTGCGGCCCTTGTCCGCGTTAAGAAAATCTTTGCCCACGCTTGTAGGCACGCCAACTTTCTTGGCAAACGCGGGGTTCTTAGCCACCGCAGCCATGAAGTTGTGTTGCTTCTTACTGCTGCTCGGCATCGTTCACCTTCT